TATACGGAGCCATGAGTGGTACTCCTGCTGAACGTGCATACAACGCACACTTCATAGAGAAGTACTATGGTATACGTAAGTGGCATGACAGGCTACAGACTGAGGCAATAAAAAATAAAACTATAACCCTACCTACGGGCAGACAGTTTGCATTCCCTAATGCACGTAGGACAAAGACAGGAGGATCAACTAATGCAACCAAGATAAAGAACTACCCAGTACAGGCACTCGCAACGGCAGACATAGTACCGCTATGTTTAGTAGCCTTGCGAGATGCCCTACTAAAAAATAAATTAAAAAGTACAATAGTAAATACTGTCCATGATAGTGTGCTATTAGATTGTTTGAATGAAGAAGTGGACGTAGTAAAAAAATTAGTAGAGGATGTACTGTCACCCACTTCAACAAAAGACCGTATCCATTTGTATTATAACATTAATATGAATGTGCCGTTGATTATTGAAACAAAGACAGGAGATAATTGGTTAAATATGGCTTGACATTTTTAGCTATTAAAGTATAACTATGAATCTAATAACAACATAGAGAAAGGAGTACCATATATGAGTACTGAGATGACAACTGTAGACCAACAAATGCTAGAGGAACTAGCCAAGAACTTAGGAGACTCTGAAGGGTCAAGTAGTTCAAGTAACTTAGCCCGACTACGTATCGAGCGAGAGAATGTAGAGGATGATAGCGGAGACATACTCTGTCCTGCTGGACACTTCTCTATTAATACAGGTGAAGGTAAGCTATATGCAAAGGAGATTGCCTTCCGCTATTACGAACATAGGTATCGTTACAAAAGGTATGATAACCTAGCAGAGCGTACCACCAAGGATGGCACTAAGGTACAGGGTGCATATACACACTCTGTATTAGTTAAAGGGCCACGGGATGAGGCTCCCTCTGATGATGGTGGCTTCCAATGTGGTAGACCATTAGAGTACATTAAGGATTGGAATGCTCTAGCCAAAGACCAACAGGAGTATATCAAGTCCTGCCGACTTATGATTATCTTCTATGGTGAAGCTACTGTAGATGGTATTGATGAGAGTGGTAGTAAGGTACAGACTACTGTGCCTATAGAGATGGAACTATCTGGTAAGACTTCAGGTAAGACACTGGCTAGGTTCTTCTTGGATATGGTTCAGAAGCGTAGGACTATGCCTAACTCTAGGTCAGTTATACTGAAGAGTAAGAAGGTAAAGGGTGGTGTCACGTACTATGACATGGATGTATCTGTAAAAGATGATACTGTCTACGCCATAGACGAGGAGACAACGGGCCTCTACACTAAGTTTGGTGAGCATATAGCACAGATAAACAAGTGGATTATGGAGAAACACTTGAGCGCATCTGGCAATTCATCTGATGATGATGATAATGAGATTCATCTAGGTGAGGCTGCTGAATGATGGACATGAAGTTAGCTAAAGTACTGACTTGGTTACATAAAAATATGGAAGGGGAGGTGTCCATGACGGAGGACACCATCTCCACCGTATGTAATGATGTTGCTGATGCACTACGTAAACAGTTTGCTTCTAGTACAAATAGGAGAGAGTTCTCTGCTAGGCCATCAAACTTAGGCAGACCCTTGTGCCAACTACAGATGGAGAAAAAGGGAGCCAGTGGAGTACAACCATCGTATAACTTTATACTACGTATGATGGTAGGGGATATAGTTGAGGCTGTATTGAAGGGAGTGATAAAGGAATCTGGTATAGAAGGATACGAGTCTTCCCAGAAACTCAGCACCCAACTAGGTAAGCACACAATAACTGGAGAAGCTGATCTAACTTTTGAAGGTAAGGTTGATGACATTAAATCATGTTCAGACTATGCTTTCAGAAACAAGTTTGTTAGTTGGCCCTCTCTAAAAGACAGAGATTCCTTTGGGTATGTAACTCAGCTACACGTATACGCATCTGCTACGGGCAAACCTGCTGGTGGTATATGGGCATTGAATGTAGCTACGGGTGAACTTAATAGAATAGAAAGTACTGATACGGATGTTGATGTAAAAGATATATTAGCTGAAGCAGAAAAAAAAGTAGAGGCTTTAACATCTGATGCACCATTCAAGCGGTGCTTTGATGATGAGCCTGAGACATTTAACAGGATTCTAACTGGCAATAGAAAGCTAGGAATGGAATGCTCTTGGTGTAAATATAGATTTAGTTGTTGGCCTAACCTACAGGAAAGAGAGTCAGTATTCTCCAAGGCTAAGAGTAAACCTATTGTAGCATACACAGAGCTAAACAACATGGAGGGAGAGGCCAGTAGCTTTTGATTATAAAATAGCGCATGGCTTTAGGTCTGGATTAGAAGAGAGGGTAGCTGAACAACTAGCATTCTTAAATATAGTAGATTGCTATGAGACACAGAAGATACCCTTCCTTCAGCCAGAGAAAAAGAGAAGCTATACGCCTGACTTCTGGTTGCCCAATAATATAGTGGTAGAGACTAAGGGTTTCTTTACTGTTCAGGATAGGCAGAAGCACATATGGATTAAAGAACAGTACCCTAAGTTAGATTTAAGATTTGTGTTTTCCAACTCTAGAAATAAATTAAGGAAAGGTAGTAAGACCACGTATGCAGATTGGTGTAATAAATATGGATTTAAATTTGCTGATCAAAGTATCCCCGAAGAGTGGATATTAGAAAAGAAAAAAGGAGTAAAGAATAATGCCAAAGGATTACATACAACTAAGCGAAGACGAAATGTGCATACTAATAAAAATAAGAGGTGAGAATGCAGACGATGGTTCAGTAGAGTTTGACCTGTACCCACTCGTACATAAAGATACCAGTGCGTTAAGTAAAGATGGACACGATACCCTAACTGATATATTAAAGGCTATGTGTGCAGTAGCTACGCTACCACCAGAAGACTTAGATATGTTACTTGAAAGATACTATGATAATTTTGAGGACATGGAAAGAAAACGTAAAGAGGAATGGCTAGAGAAATACAAAGATGAAGTAGTTGTTCCTTTCCCCTCTATAACTAAACACTAAAGGAGAGTAATTAATGAAGGTAATAGAAGACATGGTTAATAGCCCACCGCATTACAATCAGAATGGCATAGAGTGCATTGATGCTATCGAGTCTGCTACAGGTCATAACTTTAAATACTATCTACAAGGAAACATAATGAAATACTTGTGGAGATTTGATTACAAAGGTAAACCTGTAGAGGATTTAAAAAAGGCTAGGTGGTACTTGGATGCTTTGATAAGGGATGTAGAGTCTGAAGAATTAGAAACAGATGTCGCGCAGAGTATTGACTATGTCAAGTAGCAGATGCACATTTAAGTTATCTATAACAGTGGACGATGAAAGTTTTCCTGTACCTACTGATGGTAACATAACCCAAGAACTACAAGAAATACTGAATGATTTACTGTATGATGTAGATGGTTTAGAAAGTTTTAACATAACACAATTAAATGGCAGAAGGAGGTAGCGTACAGTGTCATCATTTAAATCTAACACCAATCCCCAGTTTAGAAACAAGTTCTCAGAGGACATATTTAAATATAAGTATGCCCATGAAGGTTGTGATACTTGGTCACAGTTAGCAGACACTCTTGTACAGGATGTATGTGGGTCATTGCGTCAAGATGAAGAAAACCTAATGGACTTAGAGGAACAGCAAGAACTAATTAAATACATATCAGACTTAAAGTTTGTACCCGGCGGTAGGTATTTGTATTATGCAGGTAGGAAGAAGAGGTTCTATAACAACTGTTTTCTATTAGGTGCAGAAGAAGATACGCGACAGGATTGGGCTAACCTATCTTGGAAAGCTGAGTCCTGCCTGATGACTGGTGGAGGGATTGGAGTAGACTACAGTATATATAGAGCATCAGGTAGAATACTTGGTGGCTCTGGAGGTGAGGCATCAGGCCCCGTACCAAAGATGCAGATGATTAATTCTATTGGGGCAAACGTAATGCAAGGGGGGTCACGTAGATCTGCCATATACGCATCGCTGAATTGGAAACACAATGACATACCTAGCTTTTTGGTAGCAAAGAACTGGGGGGATATGCCAGTAGGTACAACTGGATTTACTTTTAAAGATATAAAGGAGCAGGACTTTAACTTCCGCGCACCTTTAGACATGACTAACATCAGCATCAACTATGATACTGAATGGCTTATGAACTATTGGAAGACAGGTGACGTTGGAGAAGTGTTTGTAAACAATGTCAAACAGGCACTGTTCTCTGGCGAACCCGGCTTCTCTTTTAATTTTATGGAGAATGAGAATGACACATTACGTAACGCCTGTACTGAAGTTACTTCTGCTGATGACAGTGATGTTTGCAATTTGGGGAGTGTCAACTTTGGAAATATTGATTCGATAGAAGAACTATCCAGAGTAGTAGAGTTAGGCACTAAGTTTTTAATATGTGGTACTCTTAGGGCTGAGTTACCTTACAAGAAAGTTTACGATGTAAGAGAGAAAAACAGACGGCTAGGGCTTGGACTAATGGGTATGCACGAATGGTTAATAAAAAGAGGAGAAAAATATGAGGTTACTGATACCCTTCATCAATGGCTTTCTGTGTATAAAGGAGTTAGCGATAGATTTTCTAGACAATTTGCGGATCAACTATCCGTATCTAGGCCAGTGGCGAACCGTGCTATTGCTCCAACTGGCTCTATTAGTATACTTGCTGGTAGCTCCAGTGGGATAGAGCCTATCTTTGCTGTTGCATACAAGCGTAGGTATCTTACGGGTGGTACTAAGTGGAAGTATCAATATGTGGTAGACTCATCTGCACAAGAGTTAATTGATATGTATGGAGTAGATCCTGATAGCATAGAGTCAGCACTAGACTTAGCTGAAGACTATGAGAGAAGGATTAAGTTTCAAGCAGATGTACAAGACTATGTAGATATGTCTATTAGTTCTACAATTAACTTACCTTCTTGGGGATCTAAACTTAATAACCCTGATACAGTAGATGGCTTTGCTAAGACACTAGCATCCTATGCACATAGACTTAGAGGATTTACTGTGTACCCAGATGGAAGTAGAGGTGGACAACCTCTGTCTGTTGTGCCATACTCTGAGGCAGTAGACAAGTTAGGTACGGAGTTTGATGAACACATAGAGACACATGATATTTGTGAGATAAGTGGAACAGGAGGTGTATGTAGTGTTTAATAGAAAGACGTTTACTAAACGAAGGAAGGGTGCTGTACGTAAGCATCTCAACGAGAAGGCATTCTTCTCTGGTAGGGAGGGGTTTAAGGTCAATAGCCATAACCCTAACCGAAGAAACACTCTAGAGTATAAGGAGTGGGAGAGAGGATACAACCGTGAGTATTTTATTAACTTAAATAGAGTTGTAAAGATTGAGCAAAATGAATCAGCTAAACCTATTCATAGAGCATGATGATCTAGGTGCAGGAGAGGGTAAGGTATGTAGCAAGTGTAATACATATCTCCCTCTCAGTGCATTCTCACCCCATTCAGGTGCTGGCTTTCTAAGACCTGAGTGTAGA